CCCAGGCGAACGGCATGTCACTGGAGGGGCTTGAGGCCCTGGAGGTGACGTGGCGTGACGCCGCAGCCCCCTCAACGTCAGCGCAGATGGCTAACGCCCTCCAGGCCCACAGCCAGGGCATCATCGGCGATGAGACCGCCCGCGAGTTCCTGCACCTCACTCCGGAGCAGTTGCGCCGCGAGAAGGCCCGCGGGGACAAGATGGACGCCGATGCGGGCCTGGATATGCCTGAGGCTCCCGAGGCGCCTGAGGACGCGGAGGAGGATCCGAAGAGTGAGTGAGGCCCTCTTCTACAGCATCCTGCGCAGCATCGTCATGCTGTTCCGTCGCCGGGCTGAGGATGCGCTCAAGGCGTTCGAGGGACTCCCTGAGCCGCCCCCGGTGGAGCACGTGGGGGACCTTCTGACTCCGCTCATGTGGCAGGCACGCAAGCAAGCATGGGCGGCCGCCGCCCTGTTCCTGAGGGGGCAGGCCCGTAAGGCCGGGGTGTCCGAGTCCTGGGTTCCTCCACAGCCGGGGTACTCACCGAAGACTATCGCCCGCACCATCCGGGGCACCCAGGGGGCGTTGAAGTCGCCCGAGGGGATGAGGCGCCTTGAGCGGTCCCTGGAGGGGCATGTGCTGGCCGCTGCGCGCCGAACCGTCGCCGACGCAGTAGACACCGCTCCGTCATCCATCGATCTCATTGAGGGCGCCCTGGATGACCTGGCGAAAGACCTCGAAGGGTTCTCCGAGCACACCCAGGAGGCGATCGTCGAGGACGTCGAGAAGGTCAAGGCCCGCCGCCGCCCACGCATGACGCTGGATGAGGCGTTCGAGAAGGTCGCCGACCGCATTGAGGAGGCTGTGCGCACCCTCGACGAGGAAGAGCTCGTTAAGGACCGCCACCGGGGCATGAAGGTGTTCTCCGACGTGCCAGACAAGTACCGGCGCAACTCTCGCGGCGAGTTAATTGCGCGCCCATTCGCCTTCGCTCGCGTGACCCACCCGAACAAGAATGGGCCATGTGGTTTCTGCGCGATGCTCGCCTCTCGCGGCCCGGTTTACAAGTCGTCGGAGTCGGCAGGCATTAGGGCTGACAGGTACCACGATCACTGTTTCTGTACGTGTACTCCGGTTTTTACCTCCAAGCACTGGGAGGGGAAGGAGCAGCAGGTCGGATTCGAACGTGTGTACAATGAGGTTGTGCGCGACCAAGACCTCCATGGAGTGGATGCGCGCCGCGCAATGGACAAGTACTTCCGGGAGAAGCTGAAGGAGCGCAAATGAGCGACACCCCCGCGCCTGAGCCCTCCGTCGTTGAAGAGACTGACGGGCCCATCTCAACCACCGACTACCCCATCGAGCACACTGAGGAGGCCACCAATGAGACTCCTGCGAAGGACGAGGAGACTCCTGCGGAGGAGACGCCGAAGGATGGTGCGGAGACTCCTGCGGATGAGGTGAGTGAGCTGCGCGCCCAGCTGGCCGCACTCACCGAGAAGCTGGAGGCTAAGGAGGCCGCCGAGCGTGCCGCCGCCGAGCTCTCCGAGAAGGAGGCCATTCTCTCCAAGGCCAACATTCCGGCCCGCTTCGCCTCATTCCTCACCGGCGACAAAGACTCGTGGCAGGAGCAGGTAGACGCCCTCGCCACGCTGCGCGAGCAGGCAGACGCTACGCCCGCGCCTTCAGTCCCCCGCGACCCTGCGGTGGATGCAGACCTTGAGACCGAGGATGACGGCCTGAGCGAGGCGCTCGGGTTCTTCGGCCTCGCAGACCAGTAAGGAGGGCATATGCCTGCACCCGCGTACAACCCCGACAACGAAGCCAAGATCGAGACAGTATCCAAGATTCTCGGCGCTAACGCCGGGAACGAGGCCGCGTTTCCCAAGACCGTCGTAAAGGGCATCTGGGACAACGCCATGAACGGCTCTGTCGTTCAGTCCCTCGCCGGTAGCGTCCCGGTCTCCATCAACGGTACCGCGATCCCGATCCCGGTTGGTCAGCCCACCGCCGGTATCGTCCAGGAGGGTGGCCTGAAGCCGGTCGCTACCCTGTCCAGCAAGGTCAAGACCGTCACCCCGGTCAAGGCCGCTGTGATGATCCTCTACTCGGAGGAGACCGCTAAGGCTGACCCGCTCGGCGAGTACTCTCGCATCCAGCGGGCCCTCGGCGAGGCCATTGCCCGCGCCATCGACACTGCCGTCATCCACGGCATCGACGCGAACACCGGTACCGCCATCACCGGCAAGGAGGCCCTGACCTCCACCACGAAGGTGCAGGAGCTCGACCTGGCTTCCACTGCTACCGGCTACTTCACCAAGCAGCTGTCCGCCGCCTACGACAAGGTTGTGCTGGATGACGCGGACGAGGCCGAGTTTGGTTTCGACCACTTCCTCCTGGCCCCGAAGTTCCGCTCCAACCTGGTGAACGCCCTGGATGCTCAGGGTCGCCCGCTCTACCAGCAGGCACCCGACATCACCGCGAAGTTCGGCACTGTCCTGGGTGTTCCGGCCACCTACTCTCGTGCCGTCTCCGGCTACGAGAGGGCCAAGACCCCGGCCGCGAAGCTTCTCGGTATCGGCGGCGACTTCAAGGACGCTCTGCGTCTCGGCTTCGTTGAGACCATCACCTACCGTAAGGCGACCGAGCGTGCCGGTGGTGTTGACCTCTTCGACCGCAACATGGGTGCGATCCTCGCTGAGGCCCAGTTCGGCTGGGTTCTGCGTGACCCGCGCGCGTTTGTGAAGATCACCAGCAAGTGACCCGTGTGGTGGCCGCTGGTTTTTGGCTGGCGGCCACCCCGTGGCCAGAGTTCCTAAGGAGGTGGAGACGTGACGGTAGCAACACTGGATGATGTTCAGGGGTCGCTCATGCGGTACCTGGAGGACGACGAGAAGCCGTGGGTGCAGGCGCTCCTGGATAGGGCTGAGGCTCTGATCCTTTCGCGCATGCCTGATGCGGTGAACCGTTGCCGAGTTGACTATGGCTTCTCTGTCATCATGCGGATGGTTGAGGGTGAGTCTGTCTCCCGCGTCCTTAGGGCCCCTGGCGGCGGCCTCTACAAGTATGAGACTGAGGGCACCTACACCTATTCGGTGAATCAGGCGGTCGCGTCCGGCATCCTGGAGGTCACTGACCGCGACTGGAGGGCCCTTCAGGGGGGTGCTAGCGGTTGGGGTGTGGCTGGCGCTGAGATGGACGGTTATGCGCGGCGCACGCACCTGCTGGGCGCCCTGGAGGGGCCTCTTACGGTGGACCCGACCTACCTGCGTGGCCCATCGGCCTTGGAGATTGCCGGGGATCACCCTGTCTATGATGAGGATGAGGTGTCACTGTGGTAGGTTACCGTCCCCGCCGTGGCCGCTACCTCGAGAACGGCCCTCATGTGGTTGAGGTGACGCTCGCTGTCGTCAAGGAGGGGCGCACTGGGCGCCGCTTCGAGCGTGGCGAGACGTTCACGATCGACAAGGTGCTCGTGCAGCCGTCCGCTGGTAATGCCTTGAAGGCGACTGAGAATCGCACCATCCGCGGCGACCTCACGGATGAGACTACCTTGAAGATCATGGGGACTGGCCGTAAGTGGCCGGGAGGACCGCACTCGTGGGTGAAGATCATCAAGGGGCCCGACGCCTTGGTGGGGAAGACGTTCCAGCAGGCTGGCGAGCCACTTACCTATGATGCTTCTCCCATGACGCACCACTTCAGCGTGCGCTGCGACACACTAGGGACGGAGTCCCGATGATCGAGGTCTACGACAACGAGAGCGTGCATGAGGACATTGCCGCCGTGGTGGCACGACAGCCCGAGTTCGCTGCCGCTGCCGCGAAGGTGTTCGCCGAGGTCGAGGCCGCCGCCGCCCCCCATATTAAGACTGGGGAACTGTCCTCCTCGTTCAGCCTGAAGCAGGGGAAGGTGGACTGGTCCATCTCCCCATCCACAGATCATGATGCGGCCGTTGAGTTCGGCCACTACGTGTATCAGGATGCCCAGGGGCGCCGATCGGGGCGTCAGGGAGCTAGGTACAGGACGTGGGTTCCCGGCCTGAACATCATGCGTGGCGTCGTGCGCGCGAACGGGGGGTTCTAATGGCCTACGTGAACCCTCTCCCGTTCATCTACAGGTACGTGCGCGACGCTGCCGCCGCTTACGCAGACGAGTGGCCGATCCTCTCCCGTATCGTGTGGCGCACCCACGGTGACGTGGATGACCCAATGAACGAGCTCGTGTGCCGCGTCCAGATGACCATCTCCCGCATTCACCCATCTGGGCCGACATTCGCCGCCACCCAGATCAGGGCACGCCTGTACATGACGGGGCCAGACGGGGATGAGGTGTCCGACGCCTCCGATGCCCTCGTGCAGGCCATTGAGAAAGCTTGGAGGTCAGGCATGGAGACCTCCGAAGGCTGGGCCACTTACATCGAGTGGACCCAGCTGCCCACGCCGGAAACCGACATGGGCACGACAGCCGACTATATCAATATGGTTTCGTCCCTTCAGGTGACGGCCAGGAAGGGAGCCTGATGGCTAACCTCGGAAACAGCAAGATTCAGATCGCGGGTCGCGGGCACGTCTACTACGCCGTGAACGACACAGAGGCCCCAAACCTCGACGGCTACACCTTCGGTGACGGCACCACCCTGGAGGCCAATGGCTGGACCTGGCTGGGTGACACCTCCAGTGAGAACCTGATCGAGTTCGAGTCCGATGGTGGCGACACGTCCACTAAGCGCACCTGGGACCGCCAGGGCGTCCGCTCCACCCGTGAGGACGTCACCAACAAGGTCACCATCAACGCCGTCAACCTCGGCGAGGACGTCATGAAGGTGGCGTTCCCTGGCTCCACCTACGACGCCGCGAAGCGAGCCTGGGACATCGAGCTGGACGCCTCCAGTGAGCGCGCCATCCTCGTTGTTGTAGAGGACGGCCGCATCGTCTCCGGCTACCTGTTCCGTCGCGTCTCCCTGGCCGGTAACATGCCGTCCCTGTCTCTGGACAAATTCACCGAGGTCAAGATCGCGGGCACGCTTCTGTCCCCCAACTCGGGTAAGACTCGCGTCCAGATGCTCGAGCCTCGCACCGTCACCGGTATCGGTACTGCGAAGCCGACCATTGCCACCCTGACCCCCGCCTCCGGCGCGGTCGGCGCGAAGGTCGTCATCGCTGGAACCAACTTTGATGGCGTCCGCGAGGTGAAGTTCGGCGACAAGGTGGCCTCCTTCGAGAAGGACTCCGCCACGCAGATCACCACCTACGTTCCTCGCGGCCTGAACACTGGCGCTACGAACGTGGTCGTCACGAACAACGTTGCCGCCTCCGACGGCAAGCAGTTCACCGTCAACTGACGGCCTATATACTAGGGGCGCCGCCATGTAGGGGTGTGTGGCGGCGCCCCTTCCAACACCCCGAACACCCCACCGGAAGGAAACCAGCATGGCCACCAAGAAGGCGGACAAGCTTCCCGAGTTCTCGTCCATTGAGGGGCATGACCTTTTCGTGCCTCCGCATTCTCTGCGCCCGTCGAAGCGCATGCGCCTAACCTCCGTGCTCGAGCCGTTCATGGGAGACAATGCTGACTCCGTGAACCTACTGCTCGTGCTCGCTGACGTCATGGGGGCCCTGGAGGATGGGGGCTTCATCAAGGACCTCGACGCGTGGGATGCGTTCTACGACAAGGCTGACCTTGAGGATGTCATCAACCTGGTGATGGCTTACGCGGGGGAAGCCGCAGGCGCCAAGGGCTAGATGAGTTCTTCGAGGAGCACCCGGAGGCCGCTGCGGATTTCTGGGCACTGTACCGGATTGACGTCCATGGTGACTACCGGGTGCGCCTCGTGAGCCAGCTTCTTGAGCGCCTTCCGCATGAGCCGTGGTCCATGTACCGCGCGCAGGGCTTGGGTGGGGAGAAGTGGTTTGGGTACTCGCACGACTCAGAGAGACTGTCGGAGGCCCTGGATCGCCTGGCCCTGCTGATTAAGGGGACTGCCGTAAACAAGGCCGTCTTGAAGGACTCGGAGATGATTGAGCGACCCAACTCCAGTGGGTCCAATACGGTAGTATCGTCACAGGATACTGCTGGTGTCGCCGCCCTGTTTGCGGCCATAGGTTGAGAGGTTCGGGATGGCCGGTAAGGGAACAGTCGGTAAGCTTTCCGTCAAGGTCGTCCCGGACCTTTCCCAGTTTGCGAGCAAGCTCCGCAAGGACCTGAAGCGTATTCAGAATCAGGTCAAGGACCTTGAACTCACGTTCGACGCGAACGTGCAGCTGGACAAGGAGTCCCTGAAGAAGGCCCAGGAGCAGGTCGCTAGAACCGACACCCGAATGCAGGCGGGGGTTGACCTTAAGTCTGGCCAGCTGGAGGCTCTGCGGAAGAAGATTCAGCAGATCAAGTCCGAGGTTAAGGTCAACGCGAACCTCTCGGAGGAGCAGAAGAAGAAGCTCGAGGAGCGCCTCGACAACATTCGCACCAACATTAACCTCTCCACGCGGCCGAGTGACCTGGCTAAGCTTAAGAAGGAGGTTGAGTCTGCTGCGGGGGACGTCAAGGCTGGCATCACGGCCAATGAGAGGTCGTTCCGGCAGTTCCAGGCTCGGCTGAACAAGCTCAAGGCCGACATTCCCGCCAAGGCGAAGGTTGATCCTGCTGCCGAGAAGGAGCTCAAGGCCCGGATCGCAGCCATCAAGGCTGACGTTGACGTGCACGCTAAGCTCTCCGAGGAGCAGAAGAAGAAGATCAAGCACGAGCTGAGCAAGCTTGACGGCAAGGCCACCATCAACGCCGACCTGGATGACGGGAAGGCTCGCTTCGACCTGCGTCGCCTCGTCCACCCCCGGTGGGTTGACATTAATGTGCGTCTAGGCAAGGCGTCTGTGGCCCGTGTCGCGGCCCAGTTGAAGGCCCTCGCGGGCGGTAACGTCTTCGAGTCGATCGGCCGGAACCTGAACGACTTCATGAAGAACCTGGATACGGTGGCCGTGAAGTTCGGCACTGTGTCTACCTTGATCGGCAGTGCGGTGTCGGTGATCGGTTCCGGCCTGGGCGTGTTTGCGTCTCTGAGTGTGGGGATCGCTAAGTCGACTCCGGCACTCCTGGCTCTCCCGGGTATCTTCGGTGCTGCCGCCGCCGGTGTCGGTGTACTGATTGTCGCGTTGAAGGATGCAAAGACTGTCCTAGAGGACCTAGGTCCCGCATTCACGAACCTTCAGAAGCAAATCTCTGGAGCCTACTGGGAGCAGGCTGCCCAGCCGATCCGTGACTTCGCCAACGTTGCCTTGCAGGAGTTGTCTCCCGCTCTTCAGTCCATCGCCTCCAACCTTGGGTCCATGACCGCGGCCATTGCTGGGGCGGCGAGCGGGCATATTGCTGGCTTCCAGCAGTCGCTGACCTACCTGTCGCAGGCCCTGTCGTTGGGGTCTACGGGGGCGGCGTCGTTCACGAACGGCATCCTGACGATGGGTGAGGTGGGTGCGAAGTACCTGCCGAACATTGCGCAGTGGGCTAATAACCTGGCCGCCTCGTTTGAGGCGTGGGCCACGAAGGCTGCCGAGTCTGGGAAGATGGATCAGTCGATCCAGTCGGCCGCGAAGGCGTTCGGGACCCTCAAGGACATCGTGGTCGACCTGGGCGGCATCATTGGTGGCCTATTCACCGCCATGGCTAATGGGTCTGCCCCTATCGACTCCATCGCCGAGGCCCTGGACAAGGCGAACAAGGCCGTGAATGGGCCCCTGTTCCAGGCGACCCTCACTAACCTGTTCTCCTCCATGGGGCAGGCCGCATCCTCCGCGTTCGAGGGTGTGGGTCGGCTTGGCCAGGCGTTCGTGTCGCTCGAGCCCACCCTCGGCGCGATCCTCCCCTTGATCGGGGAGACGCTGCGCACCGCCCTCAACGGTATCGCTACAGCCCTCGAGAATCCTGCCTTCCAGGATGGGTTGGCGAACTTCTTTAACAGCCTCCTCNGCAGGCCCTGGCTCCCGCCATGCCTGCACTGGGTGAGGCGTTCGGCGCGATCGCCACTGTCGCGGGCACTCTGCTGGAGGCGATCGCTCCCCTGGTGGCGCAGCTGGTGGAGGGGTTGGCCCCGATCTTCCAGCAACTGGTTCCGATCCTTGTCCCGGTCATCGAGCAGTTGGGTGCGGCCCTCCTGCCGGTGATTCAGGCGCTCGTCCCGGTGATTTCGGAGATCATCGCCCAGTTGGCCCCGCTCATTGCTGAGTATCTTCCGCAGGTTCTGCCGCCGATCGTGTCGCTGGTGCAGACTCTGGCGGCCGCCCTGATCCCGGCGATCCAGTTGGTGGGGCAGACGCTCCAGTGGCTCATGCCGCTCGCCATGAACATCTGGAACACGCTCGTGGCGGTCATCACGGGCGCCATCCAGGCTATCAAGGGCATCATCCAAACGGTGATGGCCTTGATTAAGGGTGACTGGTCTGGCGCCTGGAATGGCATCAAGGCTATTGGTGAGGGTGTCTGGAACATTATTTCTGGCTTAATCAAGATATTCGGCAGCAATATTGAGAACTATACGCGCGCTTCCTGGAATGCTGTCTGGAATGCGATTAAGGGCGTGTGGAATTCGATCACCTCGACAGTCTCCAGCGCAATCAGCTGGGTCGGGAACCTCATCAGCAACGGCTGGTCGTACGTCAGTAGCGTCACGTCCTCCATGTGGAGCGGCATTGTGAGCACCGTGTCCAGTTGGGTTAACAACATGCTGAACACGGTTCGTAACATCCCGAACAGCATCATGAATGTGTTCGCGAACGCGGGGTCGTGGCTGCTTAGCGCTGGTAGGAACGTGATTCAGGGGTTCCTTAACGGCATCAACTCCATGTTCTCCGCAGTGAAGAACAAGCTGTCGTCCCTGACCTCGTACCTCCCTTCGTGGAAGGGCCCCGCCCCGGTTGACAAGGTGATCCTGAAGGACGCTGGACAACTGGTCATGCAGGGGTTCATTAACGGCCTCGAGTCCCAGTATGGGGCTGTGCGTAAGTCTCTCCAGGGGTTCACGGAGGACCTCCAGAACGATGTGGCCCCGCACATTGCGGCGTCCGTATCTACCTCGTTCGAGAAGGTGAAGCCTTCCAAGGACCGCCTCAACTCGATCGCCAGCTCCACGCTCCAGGGCAGCCAGGGGCAGCGCCCAGGAGGATCGGTGACGATCGTGAACAACTACCCGCAGGCGCAACGCGACTCGAAGACCCGCGACGACGTGGCGGACGGCATCCGCCTCGCCGCGAGCATCTAGGATGGTGGCATGAGCAGTGAATACTCCCTGAATGGGGTTGACCTTGACCAGCCGGGGAAGTGGCGAGTCATGGAGGGGACTCTCCTACCTGCGGTCCCTTCTCCGCGCCTTGAGTCCACGGACGTCCCGTTCCGTAGCGGCATCATTGACGGGGCGGGCCTGAAGGTCGGCACGTTCAAGGTGACGGTTGCTTTCATGGTTGAGGGTGTGGGCCGGGCGGACCTGGACCGCAACTTCCAGGCGCTCATGGCTCGCCTGAGGGCCTCAAACAAGCTGGTCACCCTGCAGCACCACCCCGCGGACGTTAGCCCCAGGGAGGCGCTCGTGCGGCTCGTGAGCGTGTCTCAGCCGTCCTGGCGGTACGGAGAATGGGCGATCGACACTACCGTCATCTTCGAGGCCGTGGAGGGCGTCTGGCGTGACACCACAACCATCGAGACCCAGCTGGATGACCTGTCGAGGCTCGCCGGTGGGGCTGCCCCCATCTCCGATGCGACCCTGAAGCTCAAGCCGACAGCCAACACGGTCACCATCAAGGACGTAACCTCCGGCACCAGCCTCACCTGGCGGGGCACCATGGAGTCCGACCAGAGGCTACTCATCGACGTCGGCAAGTACTCTGCCTGGCGGCAGGTGTCCGAACGCTGGTACCCGATACAGGGTGCATTCAATGCGTCCGCCGAGATCAGCATGTCCCCCGAGGGGCTCCAGCTCACCCCCAACCATGAGGGCAAGATCATTCTCCAGGTCACCGGCGCCACCGGGGCTATTCAGGCTAGGAGGGCCTACTGATGCGCCGCGAATACTTCCCCGGCATGCAGCTGCGCGCCGTCGCCTACGAGGTGCAGGGCGCGAAGATCGGGGTCGTGCCAGACATCCTGGAGATGACGGTCACCACCCCCAGAGGGAAGGCCCCCACCCTGTCCATGACCTACGCGCCGGGACCGAACGCCATTCGCGGTAGCGTCCTCGAGCGCGAGGTCGAGGTGGCTGTGGAGGCCACCTTCAACGGGGCGGACTGGGAGGAACTCCCCGACGCCCGGTTCGTCACCCAGAAGACTGAGCACAACCTCGTCAGCGACGGCACCGATTCCCGCAAGGTGACCGCCATTCACGTCAGCGACTACCTGAAGGAAGCTCTTGTCTGGTCCGTCCCTGTCGAGTCGAAGGACAAGGACGGTAAGTTCAAGTTCCTGTCCCGCAACGCGGGGGTAATCATCAGCACAGTCTGGCAGAATGCCGTAAAGCGCGGCTGGGGTGCGGGTCTCACCTTGGATGCCAACGCCGTGAAGGACTCCGCCAATCAGGACTGGGCGAAGATCGTCACCCTCTACTTCGACCCCACGATCAGCCTCCTCCAGATCGTAGACTCCCTCCGTAACCTAGGCATGATCGACACGGTATGGCAGGGCCGCACCTTCAAGGTGTACAACGCGGACACCACCCAGGCTAGAGACCTGACGGCCTCGAAGCGGTGGCCCCTCGCAACCACCCTCACTGGCGCACCCGAGGTAGCCACCTGGGCGGACATGTGCACCGACGTCCTCGTGAAGGGCGAGGCCGGGAGGACCTGGCTCATCCACAACGACCTGGCCCCCCGCAGCATGCGCCGCGTCGAGAAGGTCGTGGAGGCTGGTGGCGTGGAGCTGGAGGCCACGGCCCGCCTGGTCGCCGAGGCTACCCTCAAGTCTGGGGCGCATGTCAGCGAGGAGATTAAGCGCGAGTGGGCCGCCACCGATGTGCACCTCCTCCCGTGGGTGGACTACTGGCTCGGCGACTGGATCATGGTGGAGCGCGCCGAGGGTATGGAGCGCCTGCAGGTCGCCCAGATCAGCGTCACTCAGAAGGACGGGATGGTCGTTGGGCACACCACCTTCGGGACAGTCCTGGATAGCCTCCTGGGGCGCCTGACGAAGCGCACGAAGGGCATCGTGGGTCTCGCCTCCACGTCAGGCAGTGGCGTTCGCCCCAGCCAGCCGACAAGCAAGTACTGGCCCCTCCCCCCTCAGGGCCTGACGGGCTCTAGTCGCGCCGTCACCAACTCAGAGGGGTGGGTACGCGCCCTCGTTGACCTCCAGTGGGGGCGCGTCGAGACCGACACCCTCGGCAACGCTGTCGATGTGGTCTCCTATGAGATCGCATGGCAACTGTCTATGTTCGGGACAAGTGTCGCGGGTTCCATGGTTGTACGCGGAGCCGACACGACGAAGGCCACCGTGGGCCCCCTGCTCCCGGGGACGGAGTACCGGTTCTCTGTGCGAGCTCAGAGCGCTAACGCCACTGGCGCTTGGTCGCAGCCGTTGATCTTGACTACCGAGTCCGACAGGGAGCCGCCGCCAGTCCCTTCTCTCCCGGTCCTGTCACAGTCTCTGGGTGTCCTCCAGGTGTGGTGGGACTACTCGGGCCAGAACGGGCAGAACATGCCTGCCGACTTCGCGGGCGTCGAGGTGTCAGTGCAGCACCCTGGCCGCCCCCCGGCGAAGTTCGCGGACATGATTACCCCCATGCAGCGCACCTCCATTGCGGGCCTGGAGATCAGGGACTACGAGGTGTGCCTGCGCGCCTACGACCGGGCAGGCAACAAGTCCGAGTGGGGCCCCAAGGCAACCATCACTCTCGAGCAGTCCATTGACACGAACGCGATCGTCAGATCTGTTGAGGAGAAGATCGCGGCCAGTGATGTTCTCCAGAGGGCGGCTCGCGCCGAAGCATTGAAGGAGACGCAGAAGCTCTCTGAGGCTATGACGCAGGTTGCGGTATCCTTGGTGGAGACAGGCCCGTACCCGCCGGATAAGGGTGTTGTTGACAAGTCGCAGTGGGTGTCCCCGGATGCTCGCGTGTTCATGTTGAGGAAGAAGGGAGACTGATATGCCATATTGGGGGAATGTTTGGAAGGATGGCCCGGATGGGCGCACGCCCATTACGGCGGAGAAGCTCACAAAGATGGAGGATGGTATCACCTCTGCGCAGTTGGAGGCGGAGAGGGCGTCTGAGTCCGCGGGCGTGGCTCGCGGGGCACTCCAGAGCGTCAACAACTCCTACCTGTCTATCGTGGACGCGATTGTCCCCATTGGAGCAGTACTCCCCTTCTATGGGTCTCGGCCGCCGAAGAACTGGCTCTTGTGCTACGGGCAGGAGGTGAGTCGCACCGAGTACAAGGCCCTGTTCGACGTGATCGGAACCGTCGCCGGTAGCGGCAATGGGTCCACCACGTTCAACGTCCCCGACCTCAAGGGCAAGGTCATCTACGGCCAGGGGAGCACGGATGCGCTCGTCACTGGCTCGACCGTCGGCGAGACTCACCACACTCTCACCGTAAACGAGATGCCGTCTCACGGACACGAACTCGTGGACTCCAACAACCAGAACTCCAACTGGCGGGCCGGTAAGGCGAATACCGACATTGGGTGGAATGATGCCTCCGGTAATGGCTACACCTACGCCATGTCCACAGGCGCAACAGTGGCCGATCGTCGCCCCTACGCGAAGAACGTCGGGGGTGGCCAGCCATTCCCCATCCGCCCCCGCGGGTCGGTCGCCTCCATGATTATCCGCGCGAAGTGAGGTGAACTGTGGCTGAGATCAAGGATGAGTACATCCAGTGGCCCGGTCCGGCCACATTCCCCGCAGAGACCACGTTCCCGGCCTATGACCGCTCCGCCGACGGGAACACGACCGTCCACTCCCACAAGGGCTGGGAGTGGGTTGAGTCCGACAACCCGTTCCAGAAGGCCGCTGCCTCGCTCGCACAGTCCACGATCGAGGCGTCTATTCGCCGCATGCGCACCGTGTTCGGGAAGGTCTTCTACCAGAAGGGGAACTCCACCGATAAGCCCGACTTCCCTGGGGAAACCTATGGCGACACGGCCCGCATCCAGGACCCCTCCACCCTAGATATCGTGGCGGAGTGGAAGTGGAACGGCTCCGACTGGGAGCGCGCCCGCGTCTCCGGTGAGCAGATCAGCAACCTGGATGTGGGGCGCCTGACCGCAGGGTCCGCGGCCATCAACGACCTCGCAGCTAGGCGGATCGCTGGAGACATCGGCAAGTTCCTCCAGCTCACCACAGACCAGCTGACCGTCACGGGTAATGCGTCGTTCGTTGACCTCACGGCGAAGCACGTCTGGACTCGCATCATTAACGCCCGCAGTGGCGAGTTTGAGAAGATCAAGGCTGGCATGATTGCCGCCAACGCGATCACGGCAGACAATCTGCGCGCCGGGGCCATTGACGGCCAAGTCATCACGGGCGCATCCATCCAAACGGACCGCCAGAACAATCGTGGGTTGAAGATTGACAACAATGGGATGCGCGCCTACTCCTCCAGTGGGTGGAAGTCGCTTGATATTAACGCCCACACTGGTGAAATCTCCATCAGCGGCAGGATTGGGCGTCGAGACTCGTGGTCTGAGTGCTACTTCAACGACCTAGTATGGGCGCAGACTGGCACCGATGTCACTCTGTCTGGGGCGAAGATCGGGTGTGGTCTGGCGTTCAACTCACTGGAGGATGACTGGGAAGATGGCGCACTCTTCATTCAGAAGGACGCCAATACTGGCGAGCCATCGATCACTCTTCAGTCGGCCGCCAGGAAGGGCGCCGAAGCCAGGCCGTCCCTCATTCTGGGCACTCAGCAGGTGTCGATCACTGTCGGGCCTAATGGCGACTGGGGGTCGCTGGCTATCAGTAAGTACGGCTTCTCATCCAAAGTCAACTACGCGGCATTCACCTTCAATGATTCTGGGATTTCCTACCGGAAGACCAACGACAACAACTTCGCCTACTTAGGCTTGGGACGGGATTTCCTCAGCTTCGCCACGCTGGGGAACAAGAATACCGGAATGTGGGCGACCTCCAATGGATTGGAGGTTGCTTGGAGACTCAACCCTCACATCTACCTGGATAACTCCGGGATCCAGATGACTGGCAACAAGAAGTTCATCATGCCGGTCCCGAGGCTGACCAAGGAGAGGGGCATGTGGCTGTCTCACTCCTGTACCGAGTCCCCCTACGATGGCATCGAGTACTGGGAGAACCTCACGCTCGACGAGGGCGGTCACGCCTCGTGGGCGCTCCCGGACTATGTGCCTCGGATCGCCTCGCCCAAGGCTCCCTGGGTCGTCTTCGCCTCGGGTACCGCCTCCGCGGCGCTGGACAGGTCCAATCCCGACGAGTGGGTGGTCCGTGTCTCCGGCGATCCTGGCGCAGCCGTGGACGTCCTGGTCAAGGGTGCCCGCATGGTCGATTTTGGAGACGTGGACGCATCCGGCGAGCCGGTACTCCAGGACCACTCCAGGATGTCTAGATGGAGTCTGCCACCAGACCTCAACGGAGGCGGGGCCCCTGGCGGGGACGATCCGGCCTCAGAGAACGACATGACTATGCCCGGCACGTATTATGGACCTGCCCCTAAACCAGAAGATTGGAGCAATACCAATGGAACCTCAGAGTAGCCAGGTCGACGCACTCGCTGTGATTGACGCATTGACACTGGAGGTTGCTGCGCTCACGAAGCGCGCGGTGATCGCCGAAGCGAGGGTGATTGACCTCGAGAACAAGATGAAGGAGAGTAAGTGACGGTTCAGTCTGTGGCGGCGCGTATCGCCCGCCGAATCTGCGATCAGGAGAACGTCGGGTACAGTCAGCCCGATCGTCGCACCTGGTACGCCAACGCCAACTGGGAGGGGCACGTCTCCTCTCCCCAGAACGCTGACTGCTCCAGCCTCGTCTGCGGATCCATCTGCTACGGCATCCATGACACCTATGGGGCCGCCTGGGGTCATGCCGCCCTGCCTGAGATTAACGACCACTGGACGGGCAATATGCGCCCTGGCCTGGAGGCTCGCGGCTTCAACGAGGTCCCATGGAACGACTCTGACCTCACCCCTCAGGGTGGGTTCCGTGTCGGTGACGTGATCCTGTCCGCCGCGAACGAGGGCGGAAGGGGGCATGTGTGCATCGCCGTTGAGGATGGTGGTGACCCTCTCGTTTCTGAAGCATGGATTGCTGAAGATGGGAGTATTGACGGCTACCTCGGCGACTCCACGGGCCAGGAGACGCGCACGGTCCGCTACTCCAGCCACCCCCACACCCAGTCTGGGGCGTGGACCAGCTGCCACCGCTTCGATGAGGGGAAGTTCCTCAACCAGTGGCCTGAGTTCCGGAAGGGGCAGGCCGCCCAGGCTAAGCCCGCACCGGCGCCTACCGCCAACCCGAGCGCCCCGGCGCACGCGCACGGCATCGACATCTCCAGCCACCAGGCGGGCCTGAACGTGGCCGCCCTGTGGGCCGACTTCGTGATCGTGAAAGCGACCGAAGACAATGACTATGTGAACCCGTACATGGGTTCGCAGGCTAACGCCACTCTCGGCGCCTCGAAGCGGCTCGGCTTCTATCACTTCGCCCGCCCAGGGGATGCTCAGGAGCAGGCCCGCTACTTCGTGGATGCTGTGCGCGGCTACCTTGGTAAGGCGACGCTTTGGTTGGATTGGGAGGCGAACGCGGTCGAGCAGGGGCCCGGCTGGGCGAAGACCTTCCTCGACGCCGTGAAGGGCATGACTGGCTCCACGCCAGGCATCTACATGAACGGCAGCGCCCTGAACGGCTACGACTGGTCGGCCGCGGCCCGCGAGTACCCGCTCTGGTATGCGGGTGGCCCTGACTACAGCGACTATGGCACCTCCTATAGTGACCCGGCTGTCCCGTCCGTCTCGTACTGGGGATCCCCGTTGATCCACCAGTACACGGAGGATGGGCGTCTTCCCGGCTACAGTGGGACTCTCGACCTGAACCGCCT